CACATTCAAGTTTCTCATTGATAACATGATGTCGTATTTACGATATATACACCTCATACCAAGAATGTCAGCATTGCGGAAAGAAGAGTCTATGTTGCAGAATGTTGAGACTTTTAACTTCACAATGAAAGACACAACATATGTCGAGCAGGTGAAACTTGCAACAGGTGTCGATCTCCCAGCACAGCAAATCAAAGACCTTATTGAAAACAGAGGAAACTGCACACTAACTGATGATTCTTATATTTCGTTGATAGCCAACTCAATCTTGTCAAGACCATTTCCTGAAAGACTTAGACCCCAACCAAATCCTATATCATCAGAGGTGCTGCTTACCGAGTTTGACAAAGGCTTTAGATCTGTTCCACCAAACACACGTAAAGTCCCTCATGTGTTCCAACTAGGCGTGCCTTTGACATCTCGAGAGAGAAGCCAGACATACTCCCAATTCATCACTATGTTGAGGAACACGAATCACCATGGCGGTTACCTTGATTATATAAAATCATCCTTGGAGGTCGAACACCCAGAAGAAGATCATTTGATCACACTATCGCTTCCAACAAGTCAAGTTGAGAAAGAACAATCTGAAGGACCTGGTAGAAAATCATTATTCAGGCGTAAAGGTATCACCAAGAAAATAAGAGAAGAACCAACACACATTGGCGTTAATCAATCGCACATTGACGACATAGATGAGCTCATGCAACAGATAGATGAGTGTGTTCTCCCTGAATCGATCCTAGACATTGAAGTTGCTGGTCATGACATTGCGGGCTTAACAGCATCAATGTCACTAGAGGGGTTTGCCGAGAAACTAAAATCATCTCCGATGAGTACGGTACTTGCTTTTTATCAATCCATTTCTTCAGAAATAACCCTAAATAGCATGAGACGAAGGAAAACAAGGCAATACGCATTGTTCTACTCAGGTTTTGACGGAATATTTGGACTTGTTGCGCCAGGTCCTCAGCTCAGAACTGAGTCAAACACTGAGTTCGTAAAGATAATCTCGCATCACCCATGCTTGGTGAATAAACTCTCCACAAGGTGGGACAGAGTCGGCTCGCATTGGGAAAGTCAGTGGCTTTCGGTTGACACAGACAGATTGGCTCACTGGCAACGAGCCTTTGATAGAGTGAGCCTGAGCGTCCTCACCAATTCAGAGCGGTTGGTAACCCCAGATCTTCAGATCGAACAGGCCATTGACATAGAGATTGGTGATAACTACAAGCTTCTTTCTATGGTTTACCTAGAAAACAAAAGAAACACATCCACAGCGAATCAAACAATCAGATACCTATGGATGAAATCTTTGGGCGATAAGGACATGAGGGGTATCATGTCGAAATTTCCTTCAAGGGTTAACTCATATCTTCAATCTTATATGATGCAGAAATCAGTTGAAACATGTTCAAAACTATTACAAACCAATATAACCGAATTAGTTAAGACTTCACAAATCAAGCGCGATGATCAGACCGGACTTTACGATGAGACCACAACAGGAGTCCCAGGCCTTTTTCCAAGGCTCTTCACTAAAGGACCAGATGTTCCTATATCATACAATCTTAATGAGATTTATTGGTGCATGGCCTACAATAAAGATCGACAAAATTCCACGCAAGACGCCATGGGAATCATAACGAAGATTCTGAAAGAGGAACAAAAGTACGACAAAGAGATTGACTCAAGACAAAAGTCAATCGATAAAGTCAGATACTTTCTAGGTTCAACCACAGTCGCTGAAGATATAGAACATGTCCACTCAATAAAACCAGAAAGCCACTATTACAGTGCCAAAGCAGTAAGTTGTGGACTTTCTGCACAAGACATCCATCAAGACAACTTCGGCGCGTCGGGCAGTTGGTTGAATGACAAAAGACTCAATAACATACTTTCAAAAAATCTCTCTGAATACGCAACTTTCAAAGCTTCAGTTTCAGCGATCAAGGATAAAATAGGTCTGAATGATTTGACCGAAGTGAAGAAATTAGGTTCGAGAACCAAAGCCATTGAGTTGGTGGCAAATCTTGTCAAAGATGAAAAACTGATGACTGCCATGGACGTCGCCATGTCATATTCCGGTGATGCCAATGGGCTTTTTGAGATACTCATCCAAATATTCAAGAAGAATCAGATTGGTGCAGTAAGAGAAATAATAATCCTATTTATCAAAGCACGGGTGATGATGAATATACTTGAAGAGGTTTGTAGACTACTGGCAAAATCAGACAAAAGAGAAATCCTCACTAAAGGAAGAGATAAGAGACTCATGATGCGCGGTGATTATGAAGAACTGATGTCCAGCTTTCCAAAAAACACTCCGCTCAGGATTGTCAAAGAATCCTATGACATGGCAACTTGGTGTCAGAAGTTCATCCCTACAATATTCATCCCTATTTATGAACATCATTTTAAGGACAATAAAGGGATGAAAGAATTTGGTAGGTATATGTTCTTAAAACACTCAAACAAACGTATGGAGTATCCTAGAGCTATGGTTGATCAGTGGGTCAAACATCCTAAAGTCATGCATGCCGAGGATTTCCTTCAAAAGAAGAAAGAAGAATTCCTGACAACTGGCAAGACCAATTTCACTAACCATTCTAACATGTGTCAAGGAATACCACATTACAATTCCACTGTGATGGCACTATCATGCCTTAGTCTTAGAGACGCTCTCCACGCATCATGTCTCAAGCAGCTCGGAAGAACCAGAGCTATCGAATGGAGAACTAGAGCAGGTTCTGATGATAAGGGGACCATGATCGCACTTGATATGTCAAAGAAAGATTCTTATTACCAATACTTATTACTCGGTGCATGCGAATTTGCATCTGAGCGGCTCCATTCCATGGAGCTCTCTGTCAAATCCGCTAGCGGTGGTCTCATGTATGAACTCAACTCAGCATTCATGGCCAACTTAGAAACAATGTCACCAACAATAAAGTTTTCTCTTGCAGCTGTTGACACTATCGGAACAACATCATGTACAAAATTTGTCAATGAATCATATTCAAGGATTCGTCAGCTAAGGGAAAATGGTGCAAGCTCACTTGTTTGCTCATATGCACATTCCCTAAATCAAAGGCACTTCTATAAGATATTTGACACAGCTAGAGGTGGCGTTAATGATCTCATGTCCATATTTAAAACAAAGATGGTGAACATACCTTATGATTTCGGTGTCTATCCCCAATATGATATCGACCTCCAAGACATCATTGGACCTGAAATACATAACTATCTTATATATAAGAAATTCGGCATGAATCGTGAACTCTCCATATTGTACAGCGACATGAGGACTAGTCATGAGACAGATGATGAGTTTAAAATGTATGATGAAGATTCTCCATTGTTAAAGAAAGACCACTTTGGCATAAAGCAAGGTTTAGTTAGACAACTGGAAAACATGAAGTCCCGAGTTGGTGCAGACGGATCAAAAGTCAAAGAGTTCTTCGAAAAGAACCCATTCACAATGATAAGAGGACCTGAGACACGCGAAGAGACTCTCAATCTCATCTATTCAAAGCTGTTCACACCAGGAGCTGCAGAATCTCTCAGACGAACATCGAATGCCATATACATCGGTAGGCTCTCTGCCTTCAGATCATCTAAGGGTTGGTACGCACCAGATGGAATCGGGAGAATAATAAATCTTGAAACAGGTGATGAAACTGAATACGCTACCTATTCAAGATCTACCTACCTCGAGTACCTCACAAAGCTCTTCGAACGATCCACGACAAAGTCTATTGAAGATTCAGAATCCATTATTGACTTAATATTTCCACAATCAAGGTCTTTTGACGTTCTGCTCCAATTTGTCGGAAAGTTCGGCCCAATGGAGAAATCTTCAAAGAAACACTCACAAGCTATCAGATCATGGACAACCAACAATTACAATTACGAGTTCACGACTGGCCTGAAATCAATTCTTGAGACAAGCTTTGGAATGTCGAGTGAGAGCCCACTAGAAGAGGTTCGTGAGTTCAAGAGGATCATGGGATTTGAGTTTGACAGTCTTGATTCTGTCGCACAGAAATGCTCATCCATGGGCATACGACCACTTGATCTATTCTACCTCATGATCAAAATACACAAGAATTCCAAAGCGAGCAGAATACAAACCTTTGCTTATGGGCCAACAACCAACAGTCTCCACATGACTGCCATAAACATAAAAAAATACAATCATATACCTGGCTTGAGACAACATATTGAAGATGGTCTGAGTGAAGAATCTGAGTTGGACAACACCATGGCAAGGAAGATTGATAACTTAAAATTGCTTTACAATTTAATTATAATGCGAGACAACGATAAGCTTTCTATGGTTGACAAAAATGGTTTGAATGCACAAATTGGTGACAACGAATTGATCAACAGCTGCCTAACAACCATTAGATCCATTAAAAGCATCTCCGGATTTGACAATACAACTCAGAAAACCATCAAGCTAACTGCTTGCGAACTACTTGATAGATCCGAGCTAAAAGAAAAACTGGTATCATGGAGAGTGTTTAATTACAATTACATAAGCAAGCAAAGGAAACTCATGTCACCAAACGGGACATTTAAATGGACTGGCAACATTGAAGTCCTTGTGAGCGAAGACACAGAATGTTTCACAGTCAATGAGCAGAACGGTTCAAGATTCGTCAGAGCGCAGAAGATCATTCAATTACCAGTTTTTTATCTTGCACTCAAGAACATATGTAAGACACTTGATTTTGAATTCCATTCTTTCTTTGAAAAGCGGCAAGTAAAACCAGGGGATATATATGTTTCTGATTCTTCTAAGATGCTCCACAGATCAGAAACATCAGGTGTATATGCAAATTGTCTCAAAATTATTTTAACTGATAGATTCACTTATAAGAGAATTTCTGACCTTGACGAATTCAATGTTGTTCGAACAATGAACAAAAGAACCTCTGAAATACAAATATTTCTACAAGGTCCGGGCGGTCGAACTGCAAACATCTGTCATTCGAACGGAAATTTTTATCCAATAAATATTCCTTCGAACTTCAGGATGTTGAATGATAGAATCACATTCCTTGGTGTCAACCTAAATTCTCTGCTTCTAAACAAGAGCTGGTTTTTTGACCACAAAATATCAAAAATGTCACAATCAGAAACAGTTGATTTTCTGAGAAACAAAGTTGATCTCGAAAAAGTCCTTTCGTTAGAGAAAGGTGATTTCAGTAGAATTAGAGATTATCTCGAATCAAGGAACGAAGTGAACGAGGAGTCCTTCGGTCACACCTTAGACACCGTTAGGATTGGTGAATTTACAAGAATAGAAGCAGAAGGTCTAACAAATGACAGTGTATTCAAATTGTTTGAACAAACCATGAATTCTATTACGCTCCCTGAATCGTTTTCCAAACCGCTTATAAGCTGGTCAGATGATGTCGAAGATGAAGAACAAGACAATAATGAGCTTGAAAAATTTAATAAAGGTGTTGATATGCTAGATGATGTCGGTGCTGTTATGGCCTTTGGTTATAAAAAGCCAGCTGCCAAGAGAGCCATGATGACAATAAGCTCTTTGCAACATGGGACAGTGATGAGATCAAGAGTGTTAAACCTCTTCTTCAAAGATGGTGATGTCTCCTCAGAAAGCACTAGACAACTGCC